ACATAACAAAGGCAAGTTAGCTCCAAACAGGCTAATCTTGAGCCTCTGGCAAAAAGCATTCCTGTCAATCCTATATGGCATAGTAGATGAAAGCGGCAAGCGGATCTTTTCCGAGGTCGCTTTTTTTGTAGGCAGAAAGTGCGGCAAGACACTGCTGGCATCCGCAATCATGGCTTATGAGGTCTATGTTGATGGAGAGTTTGGATCAGAGATCTACTGTGTAGCACCAAAACTGGATCAGTCTGATCTGGTCTATAGTGCATTTGAGTTCACCAAGGATCGCAATCCAGAGTTTGCAAAGAGGACTCGCAAGCGGAAAACTGACTATATTGTGGACAGCACCAACACCACAATCAAGAAGATTGCATTTAACGAAAAGAAAGCTGATGGATACAATCCGATGCTGACAGTGGCTGATGAGATGTCCTCATGGCCTGCAGACAGAGGCCTCAAACAGTATGAGGTCATGGTCTCCGGAACAGGAGCAAGGCGAGAGCCTATCACACTGTCCATCAGCTCCGGAGGATATGTGAATGAGGGCATCTATGATGAGCTTTTCAAAAGAGGGACAAGAGTCCTGCTCGGAGATTCCACAGAAAAGCATCTCCTGCCAGTGTTTTACATGATAGATGATCCGACAAAATGGGATGACATCAATGAGTTGAGAAAGAGCATTCCGGGTCTCGGTGTGTCTGTTCCGGTCTCATTCATTTTGGATGAGATCGAAGTGGCCAGAGGCTCGCTCTCCAAGCGGACAGAGTTTCTGACAAAGTACTGCTGCATCAAGCAGTCCAGCTCCATGGCATGGCTGCCAGCGGATGTGGTGGAAAAGGCGAGCGGCAAGCCTCTCCATCTTGAGGATTTCCGTGACACATATGCCTTGGCAGGACTGGATCTGTCCATGGCAACAGATCTGACATCCGCCTGTGTGCTGATCCAGAAGAATGGCGAGATTTACATCTTCTCCAAGTTCTGGCTGCCATCCTCAAGGATTGAGGAGGCGACACAGAGAGATGGCCTGCCATATGCCACATATATTCAGAGAGGATTGCTTGAGCCATCCGGTGACAATTATGTGGACTATGATGATTGCTATAAATGGTTCACGGATCTGATTGAGGAATATCAGATTTATCCGCTGATGATCGGCTATGACAAATACTCCAGCCAGTTTCTGATCAAGAAACTGAAAGAGTATGGATTCCAGACAGATGATGTCTATCAGGGATTCAATCTGACACCAGCCATCCGGACATTTGAGGGAATGCTGAGAGATGGGATGGTGCACATCGGTGACAATGATCTGCTCAAGGTTCACCTGTTAGATGCAGCACTCAAGCAAGACACAGGATCTGGCAGGAGCAAGCTGGTCAAGCTGAGGAAAGATGGGCATATAGATGGGACTGCTGCCATCTTGGATGCCATGATTGTCAGAGACAAGTGGGGAGCAGAGCTTGGCGATAGATTAAGGAATGAGGATTGATAGCATGGGACTGTTTGAAAAGCTGTTTCCGAAACAGCAGAAGATCAATGATGGCTATGGCTATTTCAAGCTATTGAATGGCTATGAGCCAAAATTTCACTCATGGGGCGGTGCACTCTATGAGAATGAGCTGGTCAGAGAGAGCATTGATGCAAGAGCCAGGCATGTGTCCAAGTTGGCTGTCACTCTGCAAGGATCTGCCAAGCCAAGTCTGCAGAGTCTGCTGAAAAAAGCACCAAACGAGTGGACAACATGGGGACAGTTCTTGTATAGGCTGTCAACGATTCTGGACATCAAAAACACTGCATTCATTGTGCCTGTAATGGACAAGAATGGAGAGACCACTGGCATCTATCCGATTGTGCCAAAAGAGTGGGAGCTGATCGAGTATCAGGGAGAGGTGTTCATCCGGTTCAAGTTTGACCGGAAAGATCCTATTGCCATTGAGTTGAGGCGAGTAGGCATCATGACAAAGTTCCAGTACAAGTCTGATCTGTTCGGAGAGTCCAACAGGGCACTGGATGACACAATGGACCTGATCTCCATTCAAAGGCAAGGCATCAAGGAGTCTGTCAAGAATTCTGCCACATATAGACTGATGGCGAGAGTCAATAATTTCACCAAGGCTGATGATCTTGCCAAAGAGCGGCAGAGGTTTGATGCAGAGAATTTCCAGAATGGCGGCGGCGGCATCCTGTTGATGCCTAACACATACACAGACATCAAGCAGCTGAATCTGCAGACATACACAGTGGATGCCGAGCAGAGCAAGCAGATCAAGGATTCTGTGTATAGCTATTTTGGAGTCAATGAGGACATCCTGCAGAACAAGGCATATGGTGATGCGTTCAATGCGTTCTATGAGGGAGCTATTGAGCCATTCGCCATCCAGCTGACAGATGTGCTCAAAAACATGCTTTTCACAGCCAGAGAGCAGACACAGGGTGCTGGCATCTTCTTCACATCCAACAGGCTGCAGTTTATGTCTAACACTGACAAGCTGAATGTCAGTGCACAGATGATGGACAGAGGCATCATGACAATCAATGAGGTAAGAGAGATCTGGCAGCTGCCGCCTGTTGATGGAGGAGATGTGCGGATCATCCGTGGAGAGTACTATGGAGCGGATGACAAGATCACACAGCGGCCTGCAGAGGAGGGTAACACATGAGCAAAGAAATCAGGGCATTTAATTTTGATGTCCGTGCTGATCAGAATGATGAGCATGGGCATTTTTTGTCAGGGACACCGATTGTGTTCAATGAGTGGACAGATCTTGGCTGGTATGACGAGTCAATCAGTCCAGATGCACTCAAGGACACAGATCTGAAAGATGTCAGATTCCTGATCAATCACAACACTGACATGATCCCACTGGCAAGATCAAGGAACAACAATGCCAACAGCACCATGCAGTTGTCTGTTGGTGAAAACGGCATGGACATCAGGGTGGATCTGGACACTGAGAACAATGCCGAAGCAAAGAGCCTGTATTCTGCAGTGAGCAGAGGAGACATCTCCGGAATGTCATTCATGTTCACTGTGGATGAGGATAGATGGGATGATCTGGATAGCGAACATCCGAGACGGACAATTCTTGCAATCAGCAAGGTGTTTGAGGTGTCCGCTGTCACATTCCCAGCTTATGACCAGACATCTATCAATGCAAGAGGCCTGTCTGATGCACTGGAGAGTGCCAAGACATCACTGGAGAGTGCCAAGGCCAGAGCTGCAGAGATTGAGCGGCATAAGCAGAAAATCAGAATTTTAACGGAGGTACTCTGATGGACATCAAAGAAATGACCATGGAGGAGCTGATGGAGAGGCGGTCTGCTATTGCTGGCGAGATCGACAATCCGGAGGCTGATCTGGATGCTCTTGAGGCAGAAGCTCGGAGCATCAATGAGGAGATCGAGGCCAGAAAAGCTGCAGAAGCTAAAAAGGCCGAGATCAGAGCCAAGGTTGCCAGTGGCACTGTTGGCACTGTTGTAGAAGAACACAAGGAGGATAAGAATATGAGCACTGAAAAGAGAGCGGAAATGTTTGAGGCTCTGGCGGATTATATCAAGGGCACTGCATCTCCTGAGCAGAGAGCACTGCTGACCACCGGAGTGACTGGCGGCACTGTTAAGGTGTCCAATATTGTCGATGATTTCATCTGGACTGATTGGGACAAGTCTCCGATCCTGAGCCGCATCCGCAAGGTCTATGTCCGTGGAAACTACTCTGTCGGCTATGAGGCATCTGCCACTGGTGCTGTTAAGCACACCGAGGGATCTTTGAACACTCCTGCAGAGGAGACTCTGACTCTTGGCTACATCAATTTTGTTGAGCAGTACTATAAGAAATGGATTACTGTCTCTGACACTGTCCTGACCATGAAAGGTGAGGAGTTTGTTCGTTATCTGCTGGATGAATTCGGACATCAGCTGGCCATTGCTCTTGAGAATGCAGTTGTTGCAGAGATCGAGGCATCTTCTCTGTCCGCTAAGGTCACGAACGATATTGACAACACGGCGGCGATGGCAGGTTTTGCGGCTCTGTCCGATGAGGCTGTTAATCCTGTCGTCATCATTAGCAAAGCAAACTACGCCAATATCATGAACGCTCGTGCGACAACAGGTGCAAAGATCGAAGATCCGTTCAACGGCATGGAGGTTCTGTTCAATCGCAATGTCACCGGCATGCTGGTTGGCGATCTTGATGGTGTTGTTGCTAACTTCCCGGATGGTGAAGATTTCAAGTATATCATTGATGACAAGTCCATGGCAGAGCATGACATGGTCAAGATTGTTGGCAAGATCATGGCGGACATCCATCTGGTTCGTCCGAACGGCTTTGCAGTGGTAACGTCGGGGGAATGAGTCCAACAAGCCCAGTCGTAGGAATCGGGCAAGCCGATTATGCGGTTCTTGATGCCTGATTCGGGCTTGTAAGATACTACGAAAAGAAAGGGGCTATTATATGAGTTATACTCCGACGAATTGGCAGAGGGGCGACAAGATCACGTCCGAGAAACTGAACAGGATCGAAGGCGGCATCGCAAGCGCAATTCTTTTTGCTACCGTTGACACGTCAACCGCTACTCTTGACAAGACATGGCAGGAAATTGCGAGTGCTGATGTCGCTTACGTTATAATGGCGAATGCAAGACTGACGATGAAAATTCCTGTCGTTGCTACCATCGCCGATGCAAGCAACAATGCATATTATGTTGGGGCGGTCGGCGTTGCTGAAGCTACTGGCGAAGGTAATGAAACGGA